GGTATTTATCAGTTATCAGTTATCAGTTAGAGGATTATTGAAAGTATTACAGTTTTGATTATGCCGATTACACCAAGACAAGCTAACATTTATCGGGCATGGGCTGATTTCTACGGAATTCTTCCTTTGCCCCTTACCGAAAAGCACAAGTTTTATCGGTACAAAGCTAGTAAAAAATTAGCCGAAAAGTTAGGCGTGCAACAAGAACACGTCCGCCGCGCCGTTTATAAAGTTTATCGGTGCCTGGAATTGGGAGAATTGCTCCCCCCAGAGGAAGAGCATTGTCCCAGGTGCCACAGCCACAATCTTCACCAATTACCCGATACTAAAGCAGGAAATAGGCAATTTTATTGCCAGGACTGCCATCACAAGTTTGTCTGGTTTAAATAAATGCGATTAATAAAAAACATCTTCTGCTGATTGGTAATTGCATCGGTTGAAAAAATCGAAACAATTGTAAAAGAGATTGATGGTAAAATTACAGGAGAGACTTTGTACACTTTAGGCAGCAAAGTTATTGACCTTTATCATTTTTATCATTATTGGGACGCGGTTCCCACTTACGGGCCTTATGTAAACGATTGCATTGATTTTTTGAAAATAATGGGAACAGACGTTTACACAGATTATCTAAAACGAAATAATTTGATATAATAAACCTAAGTTTACAGGTTCTAAATTTATGGATATTCAACGCGCAATGAAAGTTCAAGACAAATTTTTTAATTTACCTGATGAAGCCAAGAAATATGTTAATGACTTAGTAAACGAAGCAAGACAAAACCCTAAATCAACGGTATTGAAAAATTTTTATGATAAAACTATCAAGAATGGTAAAATGGATTTATTGTTAAGTAACATACAAAACCCAATTAAAAAACGTAATTGGTTGGATCAGTTTAAATTTAATATAGCAACAAGTATGTTTTTAATAGCAACAGGCATTTCTATTCCTAAATGTCTTCGAAAAAACCATAATCTTTTTATGTTGTCCGTGGCAATAGCTTCAAACTTTTTAGTGGAAAGTAGTTACGATGAAAGATACAATACTCGAACTCTTTGGTAACAATTACCAAAGAGTGACACTTGATAAACTGTCACTGTGGATACTTTTGTACTGATTATTCTGTAAACCACTGTAAATAAATCTGATGCGCTATCTGTGCAGTCATTACAGGAGGCACACTCATTCCTGTTAAATAATTTGGTTTAATATTTTTAAAGTTGTAATCAAGCGGATAGCTACCAATCATTTTAACTTCATCCATTGTTATTCTATTTGGATGATCAAATCTTATTGGGACAGAATCTTCACCTGCTAATATAGTAGGAGAAATCTGGTTATCGTGAATAAATTTAGCTTGAAATCTTTTTCTTTTGTTTCCAATTCTTTCGTGAATACTCTCTAAATTTTGATCTGTTTTTATTCTTTTATCCCATACAGCTTTTGTTTCATTGGTTAATTCTTTTCCTAATTTTGTTGACTTAAATTCACTATAAATAATTGATTTTTCATCAAAACTTAACTCTAGATTTTTAAAGTTTAAATCATTCCTTTGGCAAATAAAAAATACTCGCTCACGTTTTTGAGGCACTCCCATGCTCGCAGCGTTCAAAAGAAATAACTGTACTTTATATCCTGCTTTTTCAAATTCATCTTTTATTCGCTTTACATACGCTTTGGCATTACCTTGAATAATTCCTTTAACATTTTCAGCGATAACGACCTTTGGCTGTAGTTTTTTTGCTAATCGTATGTAATCAAAGAAAAGGTCATCAAGTCGCTGTTTAGCCTGACCTTCCCTAAATACCTTTTCTTTCCCCCAGTCTTTTTCTCTATTTCCTGCCATGCTAAATGAAGAGCAGGGAGGTGAGCCATCTAAAATATCTAGGTTATAAAGTTCATTAGGAAAGATTGTACGATCAGCAAAATCTCTTATATCTTCAATAAATAAATATTTAGGATTGTGGTTAACTTTATATACATCAGCTACCTGCGAGTCTATTTCAACACCTCCTAAATGGTCAAAACCTGCTAACTTGTAACCCATAGTCGAACCACCGCCACAGATAAAAGTACCAAATACTTTTAACCCATGTTTTTCAATTCCGGGTGCTGGGTATCCATCTGACAAATTCCACTTATATGCAAATTTATGTTTAGTCATTACCTAAAAGCTTCCATACTGCTTGTTCGGGTGTCGATGCTATTTTACTTAATTGTTCTTTTACTTGCCAGTATTCATTTTCGGTATAACTTAATTTAATTATCATTTGCCCATCCATACCCTCGATGTCAATTTCTTTGTTTTTTCCCGAAAAATTATCTGTTATATTCGATTCAAAATTATCAGAATTATCTAAATTATCTGAAGTATTTAAAGCTTCTAGGATTGAATTTAAATCGCCGATTACTCCTAAATTCTCCCCCTCTTCATCAAGGTATTCAGCTTGGCTAATTAGTAAGTCAGTATCAAAAAGCTTTAATTCCGTAGCAAGGTCAAGCCCCGCCCCGTGAATCGTAGAATGGTTGTGAATAATCGAGTATTTTATAGCTTGAGCCTCATTTTTAGCGTGAACTCCTACTAAAATAGGAACCATCCACTCCCCATCATTGTCAATATCTATACCTCTAGGTCGATCTATTTTGCGCTTTTTAATTGCTAATAGTGCGGCACACCGATCATGACCCTCAGTAATCCCCCCTTTTCCGCCGTTTAAGCTCGGATCGTAGCCAATTGGGTCTTTAAATCCCAACTCCAATATTGAAGCTATGGTGTTTTCAGTGGCGTGTTTTTTGGAATTACCCTTTAGTTGTTTTAGGTCGCAAAGCCGTCGATACTCAATTTCTAATTTATCTGTCATGATTGATGTAAGATTAAGTAACTCTACTACTATAATAACCAATGGTTGTCACTAATCGAGGCAGAAAGCGTACATACTCTATTCATGAAGAGGTAATCGAGTTTACCAAATATCCTATCTGGGAACAGCAAGAACTAGAAACCCCTGATTGGTTTGAAAGATTTCAGATTTTTTACCTTCCTATTCCATCAGGCTATCGCACTTTAAACCGAGCTTACAGTAACTGTGGGGAAGCTTCTGGGGAACAGATAGAGAAGACTAAATTTAAACGAGCTAAAACTGTCCCCGATGACTGGCAGTTAGCACACAAAAATTATCGGTGGGAAGAAAGAGCAAAAGCCTATTGGCTTTTAAAAATTCAAGAGCAACAAGCTTACACTGATAGCATTTTACGAGAAATCCGAGAGAAGACTCTAAAGATTACTCTAAAAAACCTCGAAAAGATTGAACAGATGACTAATTATCCGATTTCTCGCCGTCGGATAGATTCTGTAGATGAATCGGGCCGACCGATTGCCATAACAATTGAACCTAACGGAAATTGGAATCATAGAGACGCAGTGACTATGGCTAAAACGTTGACTGATACCTTTGAAAAAGTTTTAGGTTTTGACACCATCGAGTACGCAATTAATATTGTTCAAAAGCACGGATTAGCTGTTATTGACCCTGACGGAAAACTTATAGGACATTCTGGTATAGAGAAACTCGATGACGGACTGACCTCGATTATTCGTGATAGTGCAGAATTTGATGATGATGTAATGGTTCCCACTAGGATAAGCGATGACGATGAAAGCGAGTAAATTATCATTAAAAAATCTCTCAAAGATAAAAACAGCGACCGAAAAATATCGACTTGTTAACACCAAAGAAGAAATTGTTTTTCCTCAATTACAAGAGGGAAAACAAGCTTTATTTGGGGAAATTGACGCTGATGTAATCTTCTATGGCGGAGGCGCAGGAAGTGGAAAAGCAGGGCGTGCATCCAAGACAGGAAAAGCGATTCGAGATAAAATGCTTTCTATGGCGGATGCGCTTTTAGGGAAAAGACTATTATCATATAATAGTAGTTTTAATGAATCACAAATGAAAGATTCAAAGGTCTTGGGATGGAGCGGTCAATGGATCGACTTCTCTGATCTTAAAGTCGGGGATAAGATTATGAATCCTGATGGTCAGTATCAAGAAATCATCCAAATTCACGAACAGGGATTCAAGCAATTTTATCGGGTTTCTTTTGAAGACGGTACAAGTACAGAATGCTGTGGCGATCATTTATGGTCTTTTTGGGAATCTCGCCGTAATAGCCGCAGGAAGTCTAGTAACGGGATTAATCGAATTGAGGAGAATCTGACACCTAGAGGATGGAATACTAATTACATTACAAGAGCAAGGGTTAGGGATACTAATTGGTTGATTACTGAGATTAGCAAAGGAAGACGGTTTATTGTTCCAGTTAACGCGCCATTGCAATTTACGGCACTTAACAGGTCTGATACTGGCAGAGCCTATTTTTACGGTTGTTTAATAGGCGATGGTTCTTATTGTAGTGATTCAATTATCGTAACAACTTCTGATAGATTTATTGCTGATAAACTCGTTGATATTTTAGGGAAAGAAGCTACCGTTAAAACACGAACACCAATAAAAGATAACCGTTTAGAAGTTTTATCCGTCAACGCGACAAAAGTTCAATGGGTTAAGTCTTGGATAAGCAACAATGAATATAAAGGAAAAAGAGCGTGGGAAAAAGTATTTCCCGACGGCTATTTATCGGCATCTCTTGATTTTCGTTATGCGTTTGCTCAAGGTCTTTTTGATACAGATGGAACTGTTGGAGACAAAAAAAGAGAAGTTTCCTATTGCACAACCAGTAAAGATTTGGCTATTCAGGTAGCTTCTTTGGTTCGTTCTTTGGGTTATATGGCTAAGATTACGAAAAGACAACCAAAATATAGATACAAAGGGGAGCATTTAGATGGTCGTACAGCTTACGTCGTGGCTGTTGAGGGAAATCACCTTGAATTACTTTTTAGTTTGCCGCGTAAAGTTGAACGAGCGAAAATGCTTGGACAATTTAATGGGGGATCAAGTTGGCCGGGTAAAAGAATTGTTTCTATTGAACCAACTGAAATTGATTACGCTCGTTGTATTACTGTTAGCAATCCAAATCATCTTTATTTAACAGATGATTATATAGTTACGCATAATAGTGCCGGGCTATTAATTGATTTTGCCCGTCAAGAATTTATCAGCAATCCCGACTATCGGGCTGTTATATTTCGTCGGACGTATCCTGAATTTACTCAAGCGGGTGGACTAATAGATGAAAGCCAAAAAATCTATCAAGCAGTGAAAGGTAATTTTATTGAAAAGCCTCCAGGGTGGCGATTTCCATTTGGATCGAAAATATCTTTTAGACATTTACAATACGAAAAAACTGTCTATGTTTATCAAGGGGGACAAATTGCAAGGATAGGTTTTGATGAATTAACCCATTTTACAGAAGAACAATTTTTCTATCTTCTCTCTAGAAACCGTTCGGTATCAGGCATTAAACCCGCAGTTAGAGCAACCTGTAACCCTGACGCTGACTCTTGGGTAGCTAGTTTTATCTCTTGGTGGATCGACCCTAAGACTGGGTATGCTATTGAAGAAAGAGGGGGAATAGTTAAATATTTTGTTAGACGAGAAAACATAATCCACTGGGCTGATACTAAAGAAGAACTAATCGATAAATTTAGTCTTAAAGATGAACTTTTTGACCTTATTCCTAAAGATAAAAGAGAAAAGTTTTTATCAAATATAGATACTAATATTACACCAGATAAACTGATTAAGAGTTTTACTTTTATTCCAGCTACGATTTTTGATAATCCAGCTTTAATTAGGGTTAACCCTACCTATTTGGCTAACCTTTACGCTTTACATCCTATTGAGCGGGAAAGACTTCTCAGGGGTAACTGGAAAGTTAAATATGAAGCTGGTACGGTATTTGATCGGACTTGGTTTGAGATTCTCGATAAAGTACCCGATGATTGGAAGTTAATAGGTAAAGTGAGGTTTTGGGATTTAGCGGCAACTGCTAAAGAAAATGCTGAAAACTATCACTGTTACACCAGTGGGACTCTTGTTTATAAATACCAAAGAGTTAAAAATACACTGTCAGATTCAACTGAGATTAAGGAATTTACTTATGTGATTGCCGATAATATCTGTGAGCAGAAAAAGGTCGGGGAAGTGGAATTAATGCTTAAAAATACTGCTGAATTGGATGGTAGAACCGTGGCTGTAAGATGGGAGCAGGAAGGGGGATCGAGCGGTAAATTTGTTGAG